AAGTTTTTTCGTCATTACTTCTTTCCTGAATGAAAGATATCATTTTCGGTTACAACCCGAAAGGTGATATTCTTGTTATTACAATAAGCTCTAGCGGCTTCCCATTTAGCTAGGTTTTTAACATACTGTTGTTTGTTGTATTGACCTTTACCAATCTGTTCAACGAATGTTTGATTGGCTGGTTTCACTTCAATCAATTCAGCATGTGTTTTACCATTCTTATCTATGTATACAACGAAAAAGTCTGGAACATAAACGGTTTGTTTACCGGTAAATGGATTTCTATATGGAATTTTGATACTTTCACTAGCCCAGTTTTGAACACTTTGGTGTTCATCGAGCATTTTCATGAATACAAATTCCCAGCTAGAACGAGCTAATGGAGTAGAAGTCCCAATGTATTTTTCTGGGTTCTTCATCTCAAATTTACCTTGTGCGAACTTAGGCCCTCTTGCCATTACGCTGCCACATTCCTGGTTATATATTGTGCGTTATACACTTGTTTAAAACCTAAAGTTGAAGTTGGACTTCTATCACTATTAAGAATACCACCAACTAAGGTACTTAATTGAAGTGAATGTGAAGTTGATTTAACTTCTAGTGCATAAATCTTATTTGTATACTGTTTAAATAATCCTTTTTCACCACCAGTAACCGTGATTACGTCAGTGGTAAATAAGTCACTTGGTTGCTCTAGGGTGAACGTAAAGGTGATAATATCGGTGGTTGCAGTTTGTGCATTGCTTGTTATAGCTACTTTATTTGGAAATAATCTAGCATCAACTATTGCATTAACACTATCAACCGATAGTGAAACTTGTTTTAATGTATCCAATATCTTAAAGATAGGCGTTTGGGTTTTACCTTGTGTAACAACCAAATCACCATTGGCAGAAAGAGTGTAGATGTATCCTTTCTTTGCTTGTGTTAATAACGCATTCGCAACAACACTCGCTGCATCTTCTGCAAAACCATAGCTTTCAAAAAAGCCAATCGCAAATTCGTATTCATTGGCTGCAAATTCTAATGGAGTAGTACCATAGTTGTTGAATAGAACCTTAGTGTAATTCGCACTATCGGTAGTTGTACTGGTTGGTAAATTAGATGTCATACCTGACCACCATTTGGATTGTTTTTGTTGATAACCTTACTCATACCATAAACCACACCAGTCGCGATTGGTCCTGGTACTTGCATACCCATGTTACTCACCACTGAAGTACCAACCGCTTGAAAGCCAGCCTTCAGTATAGAGTCACCTATATTCATACCCTTTGCATTTTTAGACATGTTATAACCAGTAATGGCAGTCTCTACTAAACCACCTAACGTGAAGATATTACCACTAGCAACATTACCAAATATAGTTTCCATACCAGCAAGTAAACCGCCTGGTCCACCTAATGTACTCGTACCACCACCTGCTACTGAAAGCGGTGATGGGATTATATCATAATGCAGAGTTGCATACCCTTTTGGTGTATCTTGTGTTACCGTACCACCTGAATAAACAACCGATTCATATTCTAATTGCATTGTACTTTCTAAATGATCACCAGCAGAATGATCTAATGTCCCATGTGCCCAATACTTGATTCTTGGGTTTACTAACGTATAACCTAAGAATCTACCACGGCTCATTGAGTAAATTGTAACTGATTTGAAGAATGGTACTGTTACGTTATTATCTAAACCGTATCTATAATTGTTAATTACATCTAAATGTGGACCGTAATGGGTTGCACTGTATGCTGGTGATGGTGCTGTGTTATTACCATCACTATTCGCTGCGGTGTGTCTATCAGCAATGTAATACCCATAATATTGAGCCCACATTGCATTAGTAATACCATCGGCGTCATCGTGCAATTTGATTGTTATTGGGTCATAATTATACCCGGTATAAACTACTTTCTTCCTATTGTATTGATTTTTGGTTACTGTATCAAATGTTACCTTTGGCATATCAGCCGATTTAACCAACATCCCAACTTCATTGGCATTCTTGTTTGAAAAGGCTGGTGCATTTAATGCATGCGTATCCATTTCAAACTTAACATAAAAGGCAAATCGATGCCTTGGCGCAAGTCTAAATGTATCTGCTACAAATAAATTGGACGCGTGTCTCCAATCGGCACAAATGCCTTTTGGTTGAGTTATACCTTGGACGAATCCGTTGGCAAAATCTGATAAGTATCTAGTAAATGGATTTGACATACTTATATTTAGCCTATTTATAATGGCTAAAAGATGAGCATCCAGCATTCAATAAATGAGAATGCGCGAGCACCGCTAGGTGCGAGCCACTAACAACTAGTACAAAAAGAAAAACCCGCAATTGCGGGTTTTTCAGTAAAGCTAGTAGTAAAACTAAATTTATTCCTGTGATTCTGTTGTGAGCTCTGTACCAGCACCAGTAGAAGCATTAGAAGTAAGACTTCTTCCAACAGCAGCACCGATACCACCATCGATAGATACATCGGTATCACCTTCTTTCCATTGTTCCATGTTATCAAAACGAATGGACATTGATACTTCAACTGCATCAGAAGATTTGTATTCTAAACTACCGTAATCAACTGACTGGATGAAGCAACCGTAAAGCACGGTTGTTTCAAGAATTTGTGCTTCATACGCACCGTTACCGCCATCCAATACTTCGATACGAGTAGTGAATTTGTAGTCGATACCGCTTCGTGCAGCCGCTTGTTCTTGGAAATCAAATTGTTTCTGAACTTGTTGACCAACAAGTTTTTGTAAAATACCACCAACGTCATCGCGTACTACAAGAGTAACTGGTTTGAACGTTGGTTTACCTGACAAATAAACTTTTGAGTTGTAAACGTCAAGCACAGTTTCTTCAAAATCAAATGAAGGACGTGTGACGCTAACCACTTGTTTAGACACTTCAACTGAAGAGTCAATACCGAAACCGAGCATGTTGACTCTGAAGCGGTACTTTTGTTTTGGCATCAACAGGGTTGTATTAGACCCCGAAAACGGTTTTACCGAAAAATTCTGTAAAGATGAAATTGACATTAGATTGCTCCTGTGTTTTTAACACGTAATGGAATATAGATAAACTCAACTGCTTTGATTGGTACAATCGCAATATCTACCCATAATTCGTTACGGTCGATCCGTGATGGTGTGTTGTTTGAAGTATCGCATACTACGACGTAGTCAGAGATAGCTCTTAAACCAACCAATTCTAATAACAAACTTTCACATGCTTGTTTGATTTCGTCACGGGTGATTCTGTCATTTGGTTCAAAGATATAAGGACGAGCCAAACGATTTAATTGTGTACGTAAGTAAACAACCAAACGAGATACGTTGATTCTATCTAATGCACTTGCGTTTTTCGCACGTGTTTTTTGACCAAAGTTAACATGACCAACACCAGTGAAGAATGTAATTGGGTTAACTTGTGCGTTATAAAGCGTATCACGTTGACCTTCGTTTAGTGCAACCGTTTGGAATTCACCAGTAGCTGCATCAATATAACCAACTGAAGAAGCGTTTGTGATACCACCGCGACGAGTACCAGCTGGAGCAAACCAAGGATAAGAAACATTATCGCTTAGGGTAATAGTTTTCAACATCATGTGACTTGAAGGAACTACAACGTTTGCACCATCACGGTTGGTTGTATAACCTACTGGGTAGAATACTGATAAGTATTCATCATAAGTTACCATACCGTCATCACCGTTATTCAACACAGTTTTTTCATTGGTTGCCCAAGAAGTTAACGATGTTGCATCTGCAGGTAATCTTAGGGGTACGTCACCAACGATGAATGAAGTTAAACCTCTTTCGATGTTTAAGTTAACCAATTCCATCATTACTTCTGGGTAGCCTGGACATGCCATCAAGTTGAAGTTTCTACGTTCTGAATCACGCAATTCATCACTAGTTTGGATTGCAGCAGAAAGAGCTTGAACAACAACGCTACGTTGTGCTTTACGACCAAAAGTACCAGAACCATCTTCATGATTTAAACTTGCAGTAACCCAACGATCTAAGTCATAAAGTTCCATACTTTCACCTGACAACCATGTGTGACCTAATGGTGAATTATCTTTGTCATAACGTGGGTTATCACCACCTACTGTGAAGTAGTTTTTATGGAAACGTTTTACGTTACCACCACTTCTACGCAAGTTCCAAAGTAACATACCTTTTGGATATAGTGCTGGATCTGGAGCATCTGGATCTAGGTAGTTGCTTAACAGTAAAGTTTCAATTGAAGCTGGTGTATTACCAGTCACACCTGAATCACCATAACGAGCATCAGCAAAAAGGATACCAGATTCAGTTTCTTGATCAGTTACATCAACTTTTTCCCATTTTTCAGCCGCAGCACCGCCACCTAAGTTACTGTTGTAACGATAGATAGTTGGGTAGTTTTCTGTATCAGCCGTTGAAATCCACAAATCACCAGTTTTGGTATCGATTGTGTATGGGTTTGAAGCAGCTACGATAGGTGCAACTGTAGTTCTACTTGCATCGTAATAAGGAGCAGTTGAACTTCTATAACCAACCCAAGTTTTACCATTGTGAACCATGATATCAACTTCAGAGATTTTTGTATCATACCAAAGTTGTTGATCAGCTGGAGCAGTTAATGGTTCTGCATCGGCAGCTTCAAAGTTTTTAGCCGCTAATGGTTGCCAGTTAGATGCAACAAAGTGATAATCATCGCCAGCTGGTAAAGCATAGAAATTAGCAGTGCCTAATCCAGTTTGCAAATCCACAGGTGTGAATAATTTAGTAATGAAATGGTTTGGTGAAGATGTGAAATCAGTAATTCTGAAATCACCACCCGCTTTGTGGAAGATTTGTAATTTGTTTTCAGCAGTAAATGCTGCTTGAACATAATCAAATCCTGCACTGTTGATTGCGTCAACTAAATCAACCGCGTCTTGGAACGTATTAGAAGCAGTTAACGTAATAGTTTTAGCAGGTCTAATAGCAGATTCACCGATTGCAGTTTCTGCAATACTAAATGAGAATGTACCTGAACCAATCGAGGTTGCAGTTAATACTGGTGAAGTGATAAGTGTATTACCAGAAGCTGCTCTACGCCATAATCTGAATTTAGCAGTTTGTGGAGTTGTATCCCAACCTGTATTTTCATCAGCATTTACTTGTGTGAAAAGTGCATTTACTGGAATGTTAATACCACCCAACGTGCGGTCTAAACCATACAATGCTGCCGCAGCTGAAGTATACATCGGAGCATCATGTGCTACCCATGAAGTAGTTGCTGCATCGTAACGTTTTACACGTAATCTAGCACCAGAGTTTACTGCAGAGGTTTTAACCCAAACCGAACCACTTGGACGTTTGCCAGTTGGGTAATCAGACGCAGTAGCAGTATCAGTCAATTTCCATTCAGGAACGATTGTGTGTGGTGATTGTTGTAAAGCTGGACCGTAATAAGTGCCAACAGTAAAATTCAATTGTGTACTGATTTGTTGAGCAGTTGCAGTACCAGCAGCAATCACGATTGCATTGCTTAGTGAAGAATCACCAAGGCTACTGTCGTTAGCACCATCAGTGTACAAATACAATGAACTGTTTACATTTTTAGCAGTAATGCCTTTGATATTCGCTGCATTGATAGCAGAAACCAAATTATCAAGTGAAGTATCTGGTACAGTTACTTCGATATCATTGATAAAGATAGTTTTTGTAGCTAATGTTCCGATAATTGCACGTGCTGTACCTTTAACAGCTGGGAAACTAGCAGTCCATTCTTGGCTACCAACAACAACCCAGTCACCTGCATTAACCGCAGCACCATTTGCATAAGTGCCACCAGCAGATTTGTACCAAAGTACTGCGTTTTCTTTTGTACCATCAAAAGTACCAGAACCATTAACTGTTTCGAATACAAGTGCGTAATCGCCGATTGAACCAATCGCTTTTGGTTTTCCACCATCAAGATTGCTAGCAGTTGCATCGTTTAAGATGATTGGTGTTTTAATTGTGAATTTTTGACCACCAGTTACACTAGCAGCACTGCCATTCCATTCGTGAATACCCCAAACCGAAGTTTTAGTATCAACCCACCAAGAACCGTCAGACGGTAATGCACCTGGTGCAGTATCTTTTCCAGCTAATTGGTCTAAGTCAACATCAGCACGAATAATAAATGCAGAGTTACTAACTTCTAAAATGCTGTAAGCAGCAAGTAAACCATATTCGTTTCTTTCACCGCCATGCACCGCTGCAGATGAAGTCGCTTCGAAATACGGAGTACCATAGTAATCTGATAATTCTTTTTGGCTTGTAATTTTGAATACTTTACCGGCAGTCGCAGCTGTTGTATAAGTTGCGGTGTTAGTTGCCGAAGCATTTGATTTGTTTTGTCCTGTGGCAAGAACGATTAACGACGTAGTACCTGGTGCAGCAGGTGTGTAAAAACTCTCATCGATAACCGTTACTTCTACGCCGGGTGATTGTAATGCCATACTTTTAATCTCCTAAATGTAGTTTTACTAGGAGTATTTAGCAGGTTTTCAAAAATGGGTATCGAAACAGTTAGTGGTATTTTAACAGCAAAAGCCAGCAAGATGCTGGCTTTTAGTGGGTTTTTAATGAGGAATAAACTTGAGAATAATCATACTATACGAATTTGACTCTTTTCCTCGACAAATTCAGCAACTTTGTCGTATAAATCATCAACAGTACCATCATTATTAATCAGTATATCGTATTTAGTACCTAACCAAGACCATTCACTTGTATGGATTTTCTTAGCTTGTAAACTATTAATACCAACTATAGAACCTTTTAATGCCAATTCAGCATCGGCATACCATTCCGGTAATTCACCTCGTTGTACTCGAATAACCCAACCACCTAAATCACGAATAGCCTGAATCTCATTTGGAAATCGGCAATCACTAATCACAATACTTGTATTCGATTTGTTAATCTTATTTTCAAGACTAGCAACCCAAATATCATCATGAAAATTCTTTCTAGCCAACTCAGTACCCCAATGTTGCAACACCCATCTAGGTGTTAACGTTGGCATCGATAATCTTTTAGACCAATAAGAGTCTACTTCTTCACGCCATTCACGTGATTCAGGGGTACGACCTTCTAACTGTTCCCTATCCCATCCAAAGACATTGGCTACCGCATCTTTGAGTGAACTAGCAAAACTAAGTTGATTGAAGTCATGAAATTGCGTTAAGTAATGCGCTATGGTATCTTTACCAGAACCAATGTTACCAACGATACCGATTACAAGTTTATTTGTCATGTGAATTTCCTAATGTAATATTAGGTTATTATAACTGATTTTGGCAGGGATGTAAAGTAATGTTCATGGCTCGCACCTAGCGGTGCTCGCTATTGTGTGTGAATAGTATTAGTTTGCGAGTCGCGTTAGCGACGATCGGTATAGACAATTATCTTTTAGGTAAAAACATTATACAAATCAATGATTTATCCAATTATAAACGTATACCCAGTACCGCCAGGCACCGAAGTAATAAGATCATTCATCAACTTCTCAATCTCAGCCGTACCTTCTGCTTTCAATTGAGCACCATTCAAGGTACCACCACCTTGTGGACCAGCAATCGTTGAAAACTTCTCACGTGCTTGACCCAAAATTATCTTGCAATTGGCAAGAGTATAATCTTTAATCCATTGACCAGCATAGGTATCGTTAATGATTGCACTATCAGGTCGTGTATTATAAACATGTAGCAGAACTTCTTCCTCACCACGTGGCCGTTGTTCGATAAACAACTTACGAGATTGTGGATTCCAGGTGAATGCGATATACGAACCAAACATCTTACCAACTAATTCTTGATACTGTGCAAACAATTCATAGGTTAATAGACCACCCATATTAGTTGAACTTAACAAGTAAGTATTCGTATAAGCCATGTTGAATGGTTCAAATACTGTACCACCTGTTCCATTACCAGTACGAGAACCAACTGATCGCCTAAAGATTTGACGAACTTGTTGGATTTCTTGTGGTAGGATGTAAGTATTTTGACTTTCTGTTAAGGTCAAGAAAGCATAACTTTCCTCCACGGAATTATCACCGCGTTGTCTAAAAGTAGCAAGTGCTCGATTTAATGCAGTTTCATAATGGATTGGATCCAATTCCACATCCACTAGCCCATCGGCCAGGAATATCCTGCAGTAGTCGTATACACTTTGTTTTGCTTGATCAATATTAGTATTCATGCTTGTATTTAGGCTAAAAATCACCTAAATATTAGAAAACTAGGAGATTCAAGTGCCGAGACTTTCACTCTACAGGCCGGAAAAAGGCAGTGATTATAAGTTCATAGACAAAAACATCTGGGAAATGTTCCAAGTAGGTGGAGTAGATGTGCTTGTCCACCGTTATATTGGACCAGGTGATTCAGCTGAAAACACACCAACTACACCCGTGTATTCAACAGACGACCCAACCCACATTCAAGATTTACTCTTTTTAGAAAATAGAGATAGAAAGTATGACCCATCGGTTTATGTACTACGTGGACATTATAATGTACAAGATATCGATTTTAACTTAAGTCAGTTTGGTTTATTCTTACAGAATGATACGATTTTCGTTAGTTTCCACATCAATGATACAGTAGAAAAATTAGGTAGAAAGATCATATCAGGTGATGTTATTGAGTTACCGCATCTAAAAGATGAGTATGCCCTAAATGATTTACAGTTTGCATTAAAACGATTCTATGTCGTAGAAGAAGTCAGTAGAGCAAGTCAAGGGTTTTCTGCACTTTGGTACCCACATTTATACAGAGCTAAGTGCAAACCGCTAGTCGATAGTCAAGAATTTAAAGATATCTTAAGTGGATTGGCGGATGAAGATGGCGAAAGCGACTTGACTCTAAGAGATATTATGTCAACTTACGAAAAAGAAATGCAAATTACCCATGCGGTACTAGAGCAAGCAGATGCAGATTTGCCACTAAGTGGTTATTCTACTGAAAACTTCTATGTTCTTAGTCAAAACAAATATGGGTTAGTGGAAATATCAGCCACTGTCACCGAAAAGACTGGTTATAACAATTTAAATGGTTACTCTGGATATTTGACTGGTGACGGTTTACCACCGAACGGTGCCGAGTTCACTGCCGGTATTTCATTCCCGATCGCGCCTGTTAATGGACAATACTGTTTAAGAACTGACTACCAACCAAAAAGATTATTCCAGTTTGATGGTTTAAGATGGATTAAAATTGAAGATGCTGTTCGTATGAATGTTAATAACTTTGGGTATAGCGATACTGGGGTTGGTGATGAGTTTGAAGGTAAAGCAGTCAGACAAAACCAAAAAGGTACGTTTATTAACAATGATAACGTAGCAACTATTGATGGGCATGTAATTAAAGAAAAGCAAAGTCTATCCAAAGCATTAAGACCAGAGGCGGACAACTAAAATGGACTTTAATTACGATGGTCAGATAAGAAGATATGTTACCCAGTTTATGAGAATCTTTATTGGATTCAAGTACAGAACGGGTGGTACTAACTCAGAAGATAGACATGTTCCAGTCATGTATGGCGATATGACGCGACAAGTGGCTAGTATTATCAAAGACAACTCAGAAAATAAAATGTCAACAGTTCCTCGTTTCGGGTGCTATATTACCGGATTGGAAATGGATAGAGACAGAACTTCTGATTCTACATTTGTTAGTAAAATCAATATAAGACAACGAAGTTATACTGGTTCTGGTGCTACTGTTGAATATCAAAATACACAAGGTGGTAACTATACCGTAGAAAGGTTAATGCCATCGCCTTATATTTTGACGATGAAAACTGATTTGTGGACAAGTAATACCGACCAAAAATTGCAGTTAATTGAACAAATCTTGATGCTATTCAACCCAACTTTGGAATTACAAACCAACGATAACTTCGTTGATTGGACTAGCTTATCAGTGGTTAATATGAAGAATATTACCTTTACTTCACGTCAAATTCCACAAGGTTTAGAATCAGAAATAGACGTTTGCAGTTTAGAGTTTACCATTCCTATTTGGATTTCTCCACCTGCTAAAGTTAAGAAAATGGGTATTGTTCAATCCGTTATTGCCAATGTCTTTACTGAAAGTGGTGATTTGGTTAATATCGATCAACTTATTTTCGACCATATTTCAGCTAATGTAAAAGTTAGAGTGGATGTGCTTAACTTCACTGTTGCATTGTTTAAAGCTATTGATAAAGGTCCGTATACCTATGAACTAACCGCAGTTGATTCTAGTGTGAATTGGCATACAACAATCGAATCGATTGGTAAGCAAACACCATTAAGCCAAATACACTTTACACAACCTACTGGTTATGATATGGTTGGTACGTTTGAAATTGATGAAATTGACCCAACTGCATTACTGGTTACATTCGATCAAGATACTGTGCCCGTCAATACTATCATACCCAGTACAGTCAATGGTGTTGCTGCACGCGGAACAATTGATGCGATCATCGACCCTTATAAGTTCAACCCAATTGAAGTATTTGGTAATCAATCAGATATACCAGTTGGTATTCGTTACTTAATACTTGATGATGTCAATTCAAGTGTTAATACGGGTACGGTAAACTACGATGGACCAGATGCTTGGAAAAATTTGGATGGCAGTGATCCAATTATTAATGCTGATTCTCTAATAGAATGGAATGGTAGTTCATGGGTTACGGTTTGGGATATTAATACTGCGGGTAATCCGTGTATTCAAAATCTACGTACTGGTATCAAATATCGCTGGGATGGAACCCAATGGCTGAAAGCATTCGAAGGTGAATATGCCCATGAATACTGGGGATTTAAACTAGATGCTTAATACAAAGCGTGCTGGTTTGCTATATCTAGCAAAAAGTACCGGTAGAGTAATGCTTATTTTAGAGAATTCGAAATGGACTTTACCTACATTTGCTAGAGAAGGTATATTACTTGATGATGCAGTTGTATTATTTGAAAACTATTCAGTCGGTAAATTGGTACCAATAGAATTGTATCTTTCACATGATAAAGGTTTTGAATATAGTACTTATGTTTGCTTAGTTGATACCGAATTTATTACACTGGGTGCAAAAACAGTAGCGTGGTGTGATATAAACTACTTACCGCACCACTTGCATACTGGATTGAAGGTTACACTCAATAATTCGTATATAAGAATCAAAATAGAAACAATTTTAGAATTAGCATCTTAATCATTAGTCAATACGGCAAGACCCGACAACACTAAGTTGTCGGTCTTTTTGTATCTACTAGTAGGTTCCACCATCAATTGTTGTAACCGCTGTAGAAACAGCCGAACTTACAAATTCGGTTGTTGCAATTTGAGTAGTATTAGTACCAGCAGTTGCTGTAGGTGCTAATGGCGTGCCAGTTAACGTTGGGCTGGTATCCATTACAAACTTAGTACCAGTACCAGTTTGACTTGCAATAGAGGTCGCATTACCAACTGAGGTAATAACACCAGTTAAATTGGCATTTGTCGTAACGGTTGCTGCATTACCACCGATACTTAAATTAGCCACCGGTGTTGTTGAAGTTACCACGAATGGTGCTGTACCGGTAGCAATAGTTGACGTCAGTTGCGTTGCAGTTACAGTTGAGCTAAATTCACCAGTAGTTGCATGTAAACCGCCCATGGTCAACGCGTCGTATGTTGCACCGGTAAAATCTATGGTATTACCAGCACCTGGCTCTGTTGCTACGTTACTAAATAATTTCCAATCTTTATTGGCGTGATCACGAACCAAACCGGTATGTTTTCCAGTGTCGTATGCACCAACAAAACCAATATCCAATATATCGGCAGTGTTGTTTTTTGCCAAATAAACCAACGTATCATCAACTTGTATTACCGTGGCGCTCAATTGAGTTGTGCCAGATCCAAATGTAATATTACCAGTGACAACTAAATTGTTTTTAATTGTAGTATTACCTGTACTTGCACCAATGTTAACAGAGGTAGCAGCACCAGCTAAGTTCACTGTGGTGGCAGTTGTATTAACCAAATCAAATGACGTGCTATCCGTAGTCAGCGATGTAGTAACCACTGGTGTTACTAGTGTAGGTGTATTAGCAAATACTAAAGCTCCAGTACCAGTTTCATCAGAAATAACACCAGCTAATTCAGCTGATGTAGTTGCAGATAACGCAGATATCTTATTGGCTGCATAAACAACCGTACCACCAGTTCCAAATGCAACAGATGACGAATCCGTACCAGTGAAAGTTAATGTGTTATTAACTGCTAATGTTTTTCCATCTAACACAGTAATAGTAGAACCAGTTGCAGGTGCAGTAATGGTAACTTTATTAATAGTAGTTGCAGTTGCATCCCCAAGTACTGGTGTTACTAGTGTTGGGCTGGTATCCATTACAAACTTAGTACCAGTACCAGTTTGACTTGCAATCGAAGTCGCATTACCATCTGAGGTAATAACACCAGTTAAATTGGCATTCGTCGTAACGGTTGCTGCATTGCCATCAATGCTAACACCAGTTAGTGACAAATTACCTGTTGCTCTGTTTAATGCAACCGATGTAGAACCGATGAAAACAGAACTATTACCCAAAACTGTACTAGGGATTGTTCCCGTTAAGTTTCCAGCAGTTAAATTAGTCAAATTTGCACCAGTGACAGCACCAAAACTACCAGACCACGTACCAGTGGTAATAGTACCAACAGAAGCCAATGAATTTAATGTAGTAACCGCAGTATTCACCAATGTACCACTGGTGGGTAATGTAACATTAGTATCTGCCGTTGCAGTCAATGTCGTACTAAATGCACCAGATGTAATCAAAGATGAACCGTTTGCCAACGTTAACGTAGCAGATGATGCTGGTGCAGTGATAGTAACTTTATTAACTGTGGTGGCAGTGGCAGCACCCAATGTCGGTGTTACTAATACTGGGCTGGTATCCATTACAAACTTAGTACCAGTACCAGTTTGACTTGCAATCGAAGTCGCATTACCAACTGAGGTAATAACACCAGTTAAATTGGCATTTGTCGTAACGGTTGCTGCATTACCACCGATACTTAAGTTAGCCACTGGTGTAGTAGATGTTACCACGAATGGCGCTGTACCAGTAGCAATGGTTGACGTTAATTGTGTAGCTGATACGGTTGAGCTAAATGCACCAGTAGTTGCATGCAAACCACCAATTTTCAAGTCGTCATAAGTTGCACCTGTAAAGTCCATCACATTACCAACTGGTTCTGCGGTTACTCCACTGAATATTTTCCAAACTTTATCAGTCGCATCTCGAACTAAACCAGTATGTGTATGAACATCAGGATTATATGCACCAATGAAACCAATATCTAAAATATCAGCAGTGTTGTTATCGGCCATATAGATTAAGGTATCATCGATATTGAGAACAGTTGCACTTAATTGTGTCGCACCAGAACCGAATGTGATGCTACCAGAAACTACCAAGTCATTGTGTACGGTAGTAGTTCCAGTTGAAGCACCCATATTCAGTGTGGTTGCAGCACCAGCTAAGTTCACAGTGGCGGCAGTTGTATTAATCAAATCAAATGAAGCACTACCAGTAGTCAATG